GCGAACGCTAGCACTGTTATACCTTTCAAGCAGTTCAAGTTTCACTCCTAAAATACCATTAAATGAGTAATCGCTGTTTTAGACGCCTGTCGTATAGGTTTTAGGTGTCTGTCGTACAGGTTGTATCAAAATTTTTTATATACTGTGTGCATAGACTGTGCTAAGTAAAACGTTTGTTCTAGCGTAAACGTTTTACCGCTTCGCGGCTGTGGGCTTGTGCGCAGGCGCTTCGCGCTTTTGGGGCTGAACCGTTTCACGGCTGTTTGGCATAAGTATTTCTAGGAGAGGGACTGATGAAATATTTTGTATTGTGTGCGCTTGTTCTCTCAGCTTGTAGTGAGCCTGTGAGGAACAGTGTGATAACAGCACAACCATATATTGGACTAGAAGAACGTGCCAATCGATCGGAGATACGAGAACTTGTAGGAGTTGATCCTGTGCGTACAGAATGGTGTGCTGCTTTTGTTAACAGTATACTAGAAATAGACGGCATACCAAATCTAAACGATCAATCACAGTATCCGCCACTGATGGCTCGCTCGTTTTTGCATTGGGGAGAACCTGTGCTAAAGAGTGAAATACGTCGAGGAGATGTTGTGGTATTTCCAAGAGGTACACAGGGATGGCAAGGACATGTTGGCTTTTACGTAGAAGAACAAAATGGCTATTGGGTAATACTGGGAGGCAATCAAGATCAATCAGTGAACTATCAACTGTACGATCCTCGTCGTGCTATTGCTGTTAGGCGCAGCTCACAAGCTCGTTCACTAGCAAGTATTTGGTGATACGATCTGCCCACCACTGTTGACCTTGTGGTCCTATGTGCAGTCCAGGTGCTATTTCATCAGGAAAGCGTTCTGCACACTGTTGATAGTATATGCCGTCTGGCTGTTCAAAGTTTCTGTATATCCTAGGTGATTGTACTTGCTTGCGTAGACTTGCTTGCGGTTCACTGCGAGTTGTCCAATAGGTGTCGAACGGAGTAATCGTACTGGTTATGAGATATTCCAATCCCCAACTGTCCAACATTGTTTTGAGCAACAGTGTGTGTTCTAACAGTCTAGTCTGCTGTGTGGGCCATTCTCCCCACTCTGTGTACAACAGTTCTTGATACATTCGAATCAATTCAGGTGCTGCTTCTCTGGGAGGATTAGCTGTGCAGCCTGGAGTAAGACGTATTACTCCCTGTGGATTCTTTCTTTCTTGTCTGGGCGAACGCATGTATATACGATCTGGACCTGTGAAGTTGACCAACACAAACGGATTTTCATGAGCATGGGCACTGCACCATTCTATTGTTTCTCTGGTGATGTAATCGTTTGAGCTACAAGGAACAGCACGATTGACAGTACGCTTGCTTCTAAAACCGAGGTTAGCAGCCACACGATTGCACCAACTGCTTTCTCTTACCAGTCCGTTACCTGTGTCGCCGGGCAGTTCTGCTCCACTGCTGTGTGAACATCCATGCGTAAAAAACAATCGCTTGCCTTGATTCATTGCTGCTCCTTGGTCATCATAATGTCAGTAACACAGTGACAGATCGACTGATCACATGTTTCTGGCTCACTGGGCCATCGTATGCGTTTGGGCTGGTTGAGATGTCCTATGATAGGTCCTTGCGCACAATTGGCTTTGCGTATGCTGCCTGTTTCTTTGATAAACAGACTTTCTAGTCCTAACCTACAACTCCATCCCTTGTAGTTGGTTGCTCCTTGCAGTATCTGTTGATTGGCGTTTGTGTCTACAACTGTACCGTTGCTGTCAACAAAGTCAACTGAAAAGTCTACACTAAAACTTCTAGGTTGTGTACTGGGCTCATGTACATCTGCTGACTGTAGCCATTGCTCTTGTGAGTCTGTGTATACATGAGGATTTTTTCCTCCCTGCCAGTCTAGTATGCGCACAGGTTCTACTCTCAATTGATCTATGGACTTGAGCTGTTCAAACGTCTTTACGCTGTGATCCCAGTGTCGGCTGTCCATCATTACTCTTGCAGTAGTAGGAGTAAGCTCGCTTACTACTCTTGCTTTTTCAACAAACTTGTCATCAGGAGAACTAGGATGATAGCTGGCTGCTAGATAACTTAGCTTGGGTGCTATTGAGCGAAAGTATCTTTCTGTTCTAGTAAGGTTAGTGGTTAGTCCTACACTGTTGCCACTGGAGTGTATGATGTCTACTGCTTCAGTTAGATGCGGACTAAGTGTAGGTTCGCCGCCTGCAATGCTTACGTGTATTTCGGGATACTTGTTGATTAGCGTATTCCAAAATTCTCGTGCTAGTTCCCAATCATAATGATGATTGCTACCATTGTGCAGACTTTCAGGACAGTAAGTACAACTTCTGTCACAGATGTTATTGATAACCCAAGTAACAACCATTACATTAGGGCGTTTTCTTTTAATACTAGTTATGTCGATCATTGATACATTTCACGCTAGGATATTTTAATAAAAACCAATTGGCATGTTTTTCTTCATCTATATCACAGTACAGTTTGTGAGTTTCATTTACATAGAAACTATCGTTAGATCTTGTGGTCCATACTCTATCAGCATAACGTTCCATATCTGAAACTATATCGCCGTTGAGGTAGAGTTTGAGCATGCTCATATCAACTCTATCTCCTAACATGTGCAGTACTTCGTGACTGGCTCTAAATTTTCCTATGTAAAATCTCATCTTATAATATTTACACGGGTATAATTAATATGCCAAAGGAATTGGTTGAACTTTGGGAAATTTGAGAACAAAGTGAGTGTCTAGTTTGTTGTCGTGACTATCAACATATATGTCGCAGCGGCAGTATATGTCATCAGGTAGTGTGTTGCTTTGGCTACGTATGAGAGTCCATGTCCAACCGTTTGATTCGACAGTCTTGTATAGTTCTTCGCCTAGCTCTCTACGCACCCATATCTGTTCCATATGAGTCTTTGAGTGCGTCCATTTGTATTCACATGTTCCTAGGTAGTATCGCATTTGTTTGCTTCATACTTTGCTAGCAGTACACTAAGTTCGTCGGTCTTGCGCAACCAACCATCTTCGCCTACAATATAAACATCACCTGGTTTGTAAAGCCAGTGATCATTAGGTGAACCATCTTTGTTTTTGCCCATTACTTCCCCAGGCCAATCACCTTTAACACGAAATGCTTGTCCATGAAGTCCGGCACTTTCTACTGTATAATCTAACCAAAACATTTACTCTCCTAAATTATTAAGAAACTGTCTTAGTTTTGTAGAATCAGTTTCTGCTTTAATCTTTTTTACAGGTTCACCTTCGTCAGGGTCTTGCGTAGGTTTTGCGCTGTTACGTTTTAAACTATCAAGCACACTACCGCCTGTAGTAGCTGTTGCTGGTTCATCTTCATCCTCACCTAAGTCACGTATGCGCAAACTGTCTACATCAAACTCTAAATCAATCTTTTGTCCTACGCCACTACTACTACGTGTCTTCATCAACTGTATTTGATAGCGTCCACGTTCACGCATTGCTCTACTTGTAAAGATACCAATCAAGTTGTCTGCTGTGTTAATCTTAGATATACCACCTGATATGTGGCTGTGGTCAAACTCGATCTCTTCAACTGAACTACGGTTCAACTGCGATGCTGTAACAAACACTGTGTTCAGTTCCATTGCTAGGTTACGCAGTTCTTCCGATACATACTTGTCTTTGATAAACAGATTCTCAGCACTTACCTTAGCACCATTAGGCATTAACAAGTCTAGATAGTCTACAAGTATAACGTCTACCTTTCTGTCAGTTTTGATTTCATACTCTTTGATATATGCTCTTACGTCATTGGGTGTCTTACCACTTGGCATATACTTGACTTGGAATGCACCTGACTTCTTGCCAATCATCTTCACTTTCATTTCAACATCGTCAATGCTCTTGAATATATCACGTGTGGGTACATCAGTTACCATACTGTCTACACGCATACTAACCAAGTTCTCTGAAAGTTCCAGTGTTAGGTACAGCACGTTCATTCCATTAAGTGCCCAGTTAACTCCTAGGTTAGCCAAGAACAAACTCTTACCTGCACCCGAACCGCCAGCAAAGATATTCAGTTCGCCTCTGTTAAATCCACCGAATAGTTTTCTATCTAGGCTTGCCCAACCTGTGCTTACCTGTCCGTTGTTGTCTTTGATTGCTTCTAGTCTTGCACGGGGATCTGCAAAGTAGTCTGTGCCTAGATCTTTCTGTAGTCCAATCTGTACTGCGTTCTTTACCAAGTCCTCACAACTACCATACTCGCCCTTTTCAAGCAAGTCTGCACTCTTAAGAATTGCTTCTTCCAGTGCCTTGTGTCTAGTGAACGTTTCAAACTCTGCCAGTAGCCAGTCGTAGTGTTCTTCTTTGAGTGTGCCTGGAT